GGGCCAACAGAACAACATCTACCAAGACACAGACAATTACGGACCGAGGACTAGCGATACAATTTTTGAAGGTTGGTTACGGCAATTTAGAGGATTGCAAAAAATGAGACACGACTGCAAGTTTACAGTTGTACATGACAATCCACCGGATTATTTAAAAGTATGCAATCCTGCATTCGAGGATGGAAGCAATAGATTTGAGCTGTTAAACTATAAAGAATTTAACGATAAAGTCTTAAACCAGCAGACTTAAATTTTGGTACGAACGCATAAAAGTTTGCGTTATGATTTGAATAAGGATCTTTCAATACAGTCATTTGATATAAGTGTACCATTTCGTGTGCTAGGGTTTCGATGAAGTCCTTCCATTTAGGAAACTTACAATGTAATTCTATTCTGTAAAATACATCTGCTTTATCATAAGGAATTACTCTTTGATTGTACGTTCCTTTTCTACATTGTCTATTGTCCCAATCAGCAACGCATCTACCCCAATCATGATGTAATTTTTTAATATGTATTTCTACACTTGGTAATCTATTACCAAAAAGCATTTGATTTAATCTTCTATACCAATGAAGAACAACCATAGGTGTTGGTTTATATCCTTTAACATCTTCTTTCACAGTCAGAACTTCCTTAAACTGTTTTTTGAGAGTTTTAGTTTTATGTTTTCTTGCTTTTTTCTGTTTTTTCATGGTTGACTATATTACCAGTTATGCTATAATATACTAATAATTATCAAGAAACACCAGGATAAAATGCACACAGATTTACCAAAAACAATTAACGAAGCACTTAAAATACTAGCATATAATGATTATTTTTGGGAAGACAGCCAAAAGGGTCGTATTAATCCCCACAACAAAGATATCGAGACAGTCAAATCCTTAGCAGAGGCACAGTATGCCTGGACCGAGAAACAGGCAAAACTAGCAGTTGTAATACTAAAAAGATATCTTACAAAGTTTCAAAAACACGGAATGGATATAAAAAAATTGCTAGATCTTCCTGTATATGATGATGCTTTTAGAGTTATCAGTTTTGAAAAAACTATTGAGAAATATATCGACGAAGATGAGGATAAAATTGAATTAAAATTTCCTTATAACAAGAAGATAATACAACTAGTTAGATGCCTTAAGGACAGGAAAGGCTTGCCTAGTAGCTATGCAAGGTACGACGGTGAAAGCAAAACGTGGACATTCAAACAGACCGATGTTACAACATATTATCTTACATTGATTGCAGTAAGATATGATTTCAAATTTATCAACGAAACATTACTCGACGAGTATGATGTCGTGAAAAACGAGATTAAAAATTACAAACAACCAACTGCACATATGATCGGAGGACATATTGTACTGAACGATGCCCCAGAATCTTTGCAAGAGTATTGGGAAAAGAATTTGAAAGATAAAAAAGTTGTACAGCAAGTTGATGCACTAAAAAATCTTTATGTACAGATGCCAAACAATATGAATATTACAACACAAACGTACACCGCAAAAAAAATTGCCCAATGCACCAATCATAAAATATGGATAGACAGAAACGAATATAGTAGAGATGAAGTTATTGCAGGACTCAAAGAACTAGAAGCATTTCCTATTATAATGCCTGTATCCGGAGAGATATCAAGTACAGAAGATATATCAGAATACTGGCATTGGATCAAATCTTTTGAACGAAACGGAATAGATCCCTTAAAAGAAATGTCGTGGGGTTTTGACTTGAAGGAACCTAAAAGAGAAAAAGACATAGAAGAATCTGTCTATAAAGAATTTGTTATTGGTAATAATCTTCCAGACGAAAAGTTTGAACAATTATTTGAACTACACCAACTGAGCAAACAATTCAAATATATAGATAAAAATACCAAAGTGATGTTTGTGAGGAATAGAATACCGAGATCACTAATGAAATCTGCTGTGAAGCCTAAAGCTTCTCTTGTTACTCTCGGTGGTGGTTATTTTTCGTCTGGTACCGATAACTTGAAAAGATTACTTGATAATTTGCCTAAAAAGTTGTATTATAGTGATAGTCAGCCAAGCAGTTGGGATTGGCATGATAACATTATAATAAAACTATGAGTTCATGTAAATTAGTAATAAAAGATGAAGTAAACGTAAAGTTTGAAAACTTATCTCTAGAGTGGAGAAAAAAACTTACCAACAAATTCAAATACGAAATACCATATGCCAGACATCTTCCAGCATTCAAGTTGGGACGTTGGGACGGAAAGGTTTCTTTTTTTGGTCTGGGTGGCTCTACTTACTTGAGTCTAGTAGAAGAAATATTACCAATCCTAGAAGACGGAGGAGTGTATGTAGATTTCGAAGACCGTAGAACACCTCACAACTTTGAGTTTAAGGCTATTGATAAAAATTATTTGTCAGACATTAAGTGGCCTGATACACACCCAATGGCAGGACAACCTATAGAATTAAGAGATTATCAAGTAGAAACAATAAACAAATTTATAGAAAATCCACAGTGTATCCAAGAGATAGCCACAGGAGCAGGTAAGACAATTATTACTGCGGCATTGTGTCAACTAGTAGAACCATATGGACGTACACTAACAATAGTGCCAAACAAAAGCCTAGTAACACAAACAGAGGAAGACTTCCTTGCTTGTAATCTAGATGTAGGTGTGTACTATGGAGACCGAAAAGAGTTAGGTAGATTCAACACAATAGCAACATGGCAGTCATTGAATGTATTAGAAAAGAAAAGTAAAGACGAACATTCCGAAGCATTTGCAGAGGCCATAAAAGGAATCAACACAGTAATTATAGATGAGGTGCACATGGCCAAGGCAGATGTACTGAAAAGATTACTGACTGGGCCTTTTGCACACTGCGGAATACGTTGGGGGCTGACAGGTACTGTCCCTAAAGCAGAATACGAATTTATGGGTTTGAAATGTAGCATAGGTGATGTGACACATAGAATACAAGCAAGTGAATTGCAGGACAAAGGTGTACTTGCAAACTGTCACGTGAATGTTTTGCAAACACAAGACCATCCACAGTTCAAAACCTATGCTGAAGAATTAAAATGGCTAACTACGGATACTACCAGGATGACCTGGGTAGCCAAAACAATAAATGATATTTCAACTTCGGGAAACACTTTAATATTAGTAGACAGAATTTCCGCGGGTGAAATACTACAAAAAAACTTAAAAGATTCTGTGTTTATATCAGGGTCAACAAAAAATTTAGAAAGGAAAGAACACTACGATGAAGTGTCTACAACACAAAATAAAATCATTATTGCAACTTACGGGGTCGCATCCGTTGGAATTAATATTCCTAGGATATTTAATCTTGTTCTTATTGAACCTGGTAAATCATTCGTGAGAGTTATACAGAGCATAGGCAGAGGCATTCGTAAAGCAGAAGACAAAGACAATGTACAGATATGGGATATTACCAGCAGTTGCAAATTTGCAAAAAGACATCTCGGTGCAAGGAAAAAGTTTTACAAAGAGGCAAATTATCCGTATAATATAGAAAAGATAAATTATGAAAATCCTTACACTAGATAATAAAAGTTATACACTAGAAAAAATACCAGAATATGTAGATGAACATTTACGTTTCGCTGTGTTGGACAATTCGGATCCAAACGAACCAGATTTCTTTTACATACCATTAATATTTTTAGAAAGTTTTAATGCCCCGGCGGCTGTGTTACAAATTGGCAAACACAAGATTAAGATGCCGTTGGATTGGAAGATGTTGATAGGCGAGCAAGGACAACCTGAAATGCATGTATTACCTATAACAAGTTTAAACGATAGAGGGTTTGACGCTTTTACTTTCAATCCCTTGTCGAGTGCTAAACCAGACTTTTATCCCATTGATGTTGTAGATATCTACACCGAAGTGAAATGGTACTTTCCAAAAGTTAAATCGGGACAGTTACTTGCAGTTCCTTTAACCAATGGTCCTAAACCGATGTGTGCTTATTTCGTTAAGGACATATCAAGACAATGTGAACAGTTAGATTATGGCTCAGTCTGGTAGAAAAACAATTAAAATAGAAGCGCCAATCATAGTGACTACAGACGGCACACCTGTATGGATGGACGATGGCAAGTGGGCAATGGATTTTTTTGATTGGTTATCTAAATCAAAATTAAATGATAAACTTTCAGGTTTACAACATTTACATAATAAGATAAAATTAACATTTGTAACAGCCAAAGACTGTACAACATTTGGATTAAAATATGCCGGCAAAAGAAAAAAGTAAAAGAAAATTTTTTGAATTACGTAATGGCCTTAAAGCAGTGGATTACAGGAACAAAGACTATTATGATAGAATAGATGATCATGAAAAATCATTGTACTCGCCCTATATGTTGATGAGATATGCATCTAGTGTGTCGTCCAAAGATAAATTTTATATAGAGCATTATGTAGAAATGGTCAATGAATGTGTGAATAAGCATCTGTTCACTCTATCGAGTAAACACAAAAAACATTTATGGATCCTTACTGCTATGTGTGGTGCATTACAAAATCAATTCCACCCATTGATTAAACCAATGAAACGTGTGCCTAACAAGTCATTAAAACAACTACAACAAA